TTGCCAAGATGCCTAACGGAATCTTGAAGTACAAGAAGACCTGATAAGAACCATTTAGTAATAATCCCCTGGGGTTTAGTAGCCCTAGCCCTGGGGGAGTTTTTTTAGAAAAGGAGTAGAGATGCCAGCAACGTTTGTTACGACAGCCGAGTTACGGGCTAATCTTGGTATTGGCTCACTCTACTCTGATGCGACAGTTGAAGAATGCTGTCAATCGGCAGAAGATTTACTTAATGAATACCTATGGCACAACGATGCCGCAGTAGTTGCTTCAGCATTACAAGATAACGTGGCAACACTTATGCTTGCCAATCCGAATGCATTTGTAACAGGTCAGCAGATAGTAGTAAGCGCTTGTGGTTCAACATTTAATGGCACTCACACAATAACTGGCACAATACCGCCAAGCACAGGCACAACTAGCCTTATCCCAGTATTTATGTATAACTACGGCCAGATGAATTACCCTAATGGTTACTCATTTGTGCAATATGCAAAAACAGCAACCAACCAAAATTTTCATAAAATAGTACCTTACGGCAACGCAAGAGGCCCAGACCACAAAACCCAATCTTATGCGACAACCCCTGCAATCAGAGAAGCAGCGATGATAATTGCTGTTGACATCTGGCAAGCTAGACAAGTAAGCCAGACAGGCGGGGTCGGTATGGATGGGATCAGTGCCAGCCCTTATCGGATGGGTTATCAGCTGATTAACCGAGTACGTGGTCTCATCCAGCCGTATTCAAGTCCAGCATCACTGGTGGGCTAATGGCAGCGATCTCCACACTACGTGGCACGCTAGCCACAGCTTTAACAAACAATGGGGTCTGGTCAACCTTTAGTTTTCCGCCCAGTACACTTCTCGCAAATAGCGTGGTAGTCACTCCTGGCGACCCCTACATTACACCAAACAATAACAGCCAGACATCTATTGCGCCCCTGGCTAATTTTAAGATTTTAATGACTACACCTGCATTTGACAATCAAGGCAACCTAAAAGGTATGGAAGATTTTATTGTGGCAGTAGTAACCAAACTGGCGGCATCGGCCCTGGTTTACAACATATCAAGTGTCTCCGCTCCAGCTATAACCAATGCAGCTAGTGGAGATTTATTAACATCAGAAATAACTGTATCAATCCTAACGAGCTGGAGTTAAACAATGGCACAATCAGAGGACTTAGCCTTCTTAATTAAGACAGGCCAAATTAAAGACGCACCAAAACCAACCGCAACTAAGAAAGATGAGGAATAACAATGGCCATATATCTAAATAACAATGTAGGCGTTAAATTGGCTACTGCCGCTGCGCCTACAGTACCTTCAATCGACATCAGCGCCTATGTAACTAACGCTGTAATTAACCAGATTGTAGACGAGCTAGAAGTGACAGCAATGGGTGACTCGGCTCACCGATTTGTCGCGGGTCTTCAATCAGGCACATTTTCTATTGACTGTATCAATGACTGGGCAGCGGGACAGATAAACGCAACACTCAGCGCAGCCTTTGGACAAACCTTGTCCGTGTCGGTAATCACCGTTAAAGGTACTGCCGTATCAGCTGCTAACCCAACTTACCAATTCTCAATCCTGGTAAATAACTTAACTCCAATCGGTACAGGTGGCGTTGCTGAAGTTGCAACATCAAGTCTGTCCTTTACTGTAAACTCCGCAATTACAGTGTCCCCATCGGTGGCATTTTAACTAAGGAGTAACAATGGCAAAACTAAAGATTACTAGGGCTAATGGTGAAGTTTCAGAGCACAAGATAACGCCAGGAGTTGAATATAGTTTTGAACTGAAGTATGGCTCAGGTATTAGTAAGGTCCTGCGTGAGCATGAGCGTCAAACAGAGATATTCTGGCTGGCTTATGAATGCTTACGCAGGGCAGGTGCGCAGATATCAATATGGGGTTCGGAGTTTATAGATACTCTTGAAACTGTTGAGGTATTAGACGAAGAAAAAAAATAGTTGAGCGGTCTTCGGCTCTCTACAGCATTGCTCAGTTAAGCGTAGAGACGGGGATACCGCCCAGGGAGTTTATTGATATGGATGCAGAAATGTATCAAGCAATAATCCAAGTATTGACGGATAGAGCGAAGGAGATCAAAAATGCCAGTCGAGGTCGTAGGCGTTAAAGATGTCCTTAAAGGCTTAGAGTTTATTGATGAAGATATGCGCCAACGGATAAGAAATGCAATTGATCCACTAATGCGTGGCGTAGCACTTGAGGCTAAGCGAATGGTTAAACAAAACTCAGAAATATTATCGGGCTGGGCTAAACCTATATCTTCGCCAAATCTTAAATATAAACCCTTTCCAAAATATGACGCAGGTGTGGTAAGGCAAGGCATTGGCTATAATCCAGGAGAAAATAAAACATTTAAAAACGGATTCAAGGTAAGTAACTACGTTTATAACGCTAGTAGAGCTGGTGCAATCTATGAGGTAGCAGGTCGTCTAAACCCACAGGGGCGTGCCCCGTTTCAAATGCTTCCATCTAAGGGCGCTAGTGGAACATATACTTCAAAGTCTAAAAGAAGCAAAGCGGTAGATGAATACAAGTCTAACAACCCATTTGCCAGCCAGCAGTTTGTGGCTGCTTTAGAACCAGTAACGTCGCAACCAAAGATTAAAGATATTAGGGGCGGTGGTCGCAAGACTAAAGGTCGCTTAATCTATAAAGCCTGGGCACAAGATAGTCCTAAAGTTTATGAGGCAATTCTTAAAGCTATAAATGCCACAGCCATACAATTTAACAAATCTACCGAGATTAAGAAGGCAGCATAATGGCTAACGTAGTTGTCTCCGCTATTGCCACCTTTAACGGTAAGGCACTTAAAAAAGGCCAGAAGGATCTTTCGGCCTTTGACAAGCAAGCTCAGAAACTAGGCAAAACATTCACCAGAGTATTTGCTACAACCGCCATAGTTGCATTTAGCAAGAAAGCAATTAACGAATTTGCTGCTGACGAACAAGCCGCTAAGTCCTTGGCGATTCAATTAGAAAATACTGGCAATGCTTTTAGGGTCGATGAGGTAGAAGCCTATATTGCCAAGCTACAGGGCTTATATGGCGTGCTTGACGACCAACTAAGACCAGCATTCCAGACTTTATTAAACGCGACGGGATCAGTAACACTTAGTCAGAAGGCATTAGAAACTGCGCTGAATGTAAGTGCGGGCACTGGCAAAGACCTTGCAAGCGTGGTTGCTGCAATAGCCAAAGGCGCATCAGGTACAACAACAGCCTTATCAAGACTAGGCACGGGATTAGACAAAGCCACCATTGCCAGCGGTGATATGAATAAGATTATGGCAGCACTTGATAAGAAGTTTGCTGGCCAGGCAGCAGCTAGATTAGAAACCTATGCGGGCAAGATGGATTTATTAAAGGTTGCGTCTGCTAACGCTACAGAGATTATTGGTAAAGGTTTAATTGATGCGCTTACCGCATTAGGCAAAGATAACTCAATAGATCAGGCCGCTAATTCCATGAATAGTTTTGCCACCGCTATTGCTAATACCACTAAAGGCATTGTCGAGTTAATTGGTGAAGTGAAGAAAATCGTGGATAGCGATGTTGGCAAGTTTTTATTAGCCATAGCCGCTTTATTAACATTGGGCAAGAAACAACTTATTCTGGGTACGGCAGGTTTAATTGCATACGATATAGGCAAGACACAGAAGCCGTCATCTAATTTTACTTACGGCGCTGGCAATCCTAGAGCGGATTTAATACTGCAAAAGAAACTAACCACAGCTAAAAAAGATGAATATAATATTATTACCGCATCAAACAAGGCACGCACCGAGATAGACAAACTTAAAGACAAGTTTGATTTAGAGCGTATAGGTTTAGCAGCGGCCTTAAACTTTAATATAAGCGCAGAAGATAAACTACGAGTAAACGCCTTGACCGCAATTGCAAACAATAATGAAGCATTGGCTAAAAAATACAATGCCGAACTAGACGCAGCCTTAGGCGCTAAAGCCCTTGCTGACTCTACTAATCAAGCGGCAATAGCAGTGGGCAATCTAGGGCCAGCCTTATTCAATGCTTTAGGTGAAATGACTGGTCGAGGCCGTAATCAAATAGCACCAGACGAGTTTGCCAGAGTGCCACAAGGCGTAACTAACACGGGCGCACAGACCGCTGCAAGCGCTGCTGCTACTGCGCAAACCACAGCTACATTAACTTTAGATCCTAACGCTAGCAGCGATAAGTTAGTGTCTGCAATTGGCGAGTTAGTAAGAGTGAATCTTAAATATGGCAACAAGTTAGTGCCAGCAGGAACCATCCAGTAATGGCCGTACCAACAATCAATGCGGTAATTAACTTCTCGACGGGGCCAAGTTTTGCACAAGCTATGATTTTGGGAACAGGTATATTAGACGTAAACATACTTGGAGATTCGGCAGCCTTAATTGTTGACGTATCAGATCAAGTCAATTTAATACAAACCAGCCGAGGCCGTAATGCTTTGGTCGATCAATTCCAAACAGGCCAACTTACCTTGCGCATTGTTGATCAAAATGGCGACTTTAACCCAACTAACCTAAGCGGACCCTATTATCAACTTTTAACACCTATGAAGAAGGTGCAAATCAGCGCCACGTATGGAGCAACTACTTACAGCATATTTTCAGGTTTTATTACTTCATACGTTAATACTCAGCCCAAGGATGCAACAGAAGTTGCCTATACAACTATCACCGCCGTTGATGCGTTTCGCCTAGCTTCTAACGCACAAATATCAACAGTCACAGGTGCTGCTGCTGGCAATTTATCAGGCACAAGAATTAACCAGATATTAGATCAGATCGACTGGCCAGCGACTATGCGTGACATAGATGCAGGTTTAACTACAATGCAAGCAGATCCTGGCACCGCACGCACTTCATTAGATGCTATGCAGACTGTAGCCACGTCAGAGTATGGCGCTCTATATGTTAATACCGATGGTGAGTTTGTATTTCAAGATAGATCAGTAACAGCTGGCTCAATAGGTGGCACAGTAACTACCTTTAATGATGATGGCACTGGTATCCCATACGCTAACGCCAACTGGAAACTAGACGATGATTTAATCTTTAACTCAGCCCAGATTAGCCGATCAGGTGGCTCACCACAGACAGCCATTAACCAGGCATCTATTGATAAGTATTTCATCCACAGCTATAACCTACAAGACCTGCTAATGCAGACCGATGCCGTGGCCCTAGATTATGCGCAGGCTTATGTGGCTAGTAGAGCCGAGACAGAAGTACGATGCGATGGCATTGAGTTGGACTTATATACAAACAATTACAACTCAGGCATTCTGGCAGCTTTAGAATTAGATTTCTTTGATCCGATCCGAGTGGTAACTACCCAGCCAGGTGGATCTACCCTAGACAAAACCTTACAAATCTTTGGCGTATCTAACACAATCACACCCAACAGCTTTAGGGTCTTCTTTACCACCTTAGAGCCAGTTATAGATGCGCTGATTCTAAATAACAATATATACGGCA